AATAATATAATTATAATAGGTAGCAATTTAATAGGATTATATTCTGCTATTAAATGCGTAGATGACGGATATAATGTAAATATAATTGAAAAAAAAAGTAGTTATAATGATAAAAGAAATAACAATAGAGTATTCAATAAAAAACACACATCATATTTAAATTTATTAAATAGGTTCAATATCAAATATATAAATTACGTTCTTAAATATAATGATAGAACATATAATGTTTTGACAAATATTATAAATAAGTCTAAATTAATACCACATAGAACATTGAATAATCAATCTTTTGTAAAGTTTTGCAAGACATTTTTAAATACAGCCGAATATAATGTTTTGAAAACCAATATAGAGAGTTTTGAACATGTATATAATAACATATCTTCATTGTATGCTATATATCTATTTACACAATATATCAACAAGAAAAACGAATATTATATTTTGACGGATAATGTAAGTGTTTTAATTGATAGAATGACATTTTTCTTATTATCAAAAAATGTGAAGTTTAATTATAATTTAGAAATAAAGAAGATTATTTATAATAAAGATATTTTCGTATCTTCAAAAAACAATACATATATTTCTAACATCATTATATTAACATTATCTAAAGAAAATTTGTTAAGTTTCAAATTATTTAATAAAGAACAAAAAAATATATTAAATTGTGTATCAAAGCATAATATTAATTGCGACGATTTATATAATGATAAATACGTTCAAGAAGAATACGAAATGAAAACACATCTTCTCGATAATACACATATTGTATGTCCTATTAAAAAATATTATATGTATCTTTGGGATATTGGAATAAATAATGTTGTTGTTAGTGAAAAAATAATGTCTCTATTTAATCAAATATATAAATGTAGCGATTCTTATTCAAAAAATCCATTTTTTGTAAATTATTCTCTCGAAACATTTGATGATTTACATTTCAAAATAAGAAATAAATTATCGAATGTAGTTTCATAATATATATTAAAAATTGATAAGACAATTTCTTATTTTTAATAACTATGGAATATTCATTTATTGATGATGAAATAAATAATATTTTAAATGGAGTAATCAACTTTATTGATATAGATTTCCTTCGCAACAGTTGGTATATATATATTGACTATTTTAGTCTAGATGTTATTATGTCAAGAATAGTTTCTATTATGATGGTTATATTTATTACATTTACAGTATTCATAATATATTATACTGCGATATGTATGATTTATTATACTATCATATTTTTAGACTATTGTATCCGTACTACCAAATCCGCCATTTCCTCTATTTGATATAGCAGCTTCAGTCGAAGATATAACTAAATTACAATATAACTGTTTTTTTATTATCATTTGACAACATTTCCAAGGCATAACCAAATCATCACACTCTTTATTAATTTTTCTTAGTGCAATAAAAATATTTCCACGATATCCTTGATCTATAATGCCAACATTATTTGCCAACATATATCCAGAACGACTTATAGAACTTCTTGGAACAATTTCTACATAATATCCATTAGGTATATCAAGTTTTATACCTGTATCATATAAAACTGTATCGCTATTTAGTCTTTTATGCTCTTTTATTATAGTTATATCAAATCCAGCATCAGAGTATGAAGACTTTGATGGAATAACAGCTTCTTCCACATCTTTAAAAACTTTCAATGATTGTACTACACTATTTCCATCATTATTATTAAAATTAAAAATACTATTATTAATATATGCAAAATGATCTTTATTAGTAATCAATCCTAATAAATCTATCATATTAACATTTTCAAATATAATCGTAAAGAAGTTCAAATGTTTATTTATTGTATGAGGAAAATTATACAATTTTGTAAATTTATTCATATTATTAACATTATAAAAGGTTATATATAGATTATCGTTAATAATATTACCAAATCTTTCTATATATGCGAATACGAAATTATTTGATATGTCAAATAGTTGAGACAAATCAGTTTGATATAGATTATTTAATGATTTATTATTAATATGTTTATATATGTCTTTTATTATTGTCTTAGATGATATAATCAAAACAATATTATTATAATTATCATATTTGACATCGCCTATTTCATTTAAATTATCAATTAAAATATTAATATTTCTATAATAAGGATATGATTTTTTATCATTTGTATATTGTGATTTATAATCACTATAAGATAATTTCATATTTGTTTTAATATCGAAAAGATAATCTATAGTAATTTCAATCTTTAAATTATTATCATTAATTACAGTTTCTTTAATATTAAATAGAATTAGTCCATATAAATAACATTTGTATGGTGTATCAATATCTTTGAAAAAAGTATGATTTATCATATTTTATTAATATACCTACGAAAACTTTATATATATTAAATATAATATGACAATAAAAATAAAGTCATTGGATAAATTCTATACGACCAATGAAAATACACTAATATGCTATGAAGCAATTAAAAAACATATTAAAATAAATAAAACAGACCTAATAATAGAACCTAGTGCAGGAGATGGTGCTTTTATACCTACTATAAAAAAACTAACAAATGTATATAAGTTTTATGATATATACCCTGAACATCCAGATATAATAAAACAAGACTTTTTAAAATTAAAAAATGTAGATAATCCACATATTATAGGAAATCCTCCATTTGGGAATAAATCGGCATTAGCAATAAAGTTCATTAAACATTCTGCGTTTTTAAATGCTAAAACAATCTCATTTATATTACCTATAAGTTTTTATAAAAATAGTTTAAAAAAGTCATTTCCTATGAATTATCACTTAATATATGAAAATGTACTTCCATTTAATACTTTTTTACATAATAAAAAGGTAGAATATATTAAAACTATTTTTCAAATATGGGAAAGACGAGATTATGAAAGATTAATTGTTCCAAAATTATATCCTTTAAATTGGTATAATTTTTCAAAAAACACAGATTGTAACTTAACGATAAAAAGAGTAGGTTTTTGTATAGGAAATGTTAAAGAATATCACCAAGATGATAATATAAATACAAATTGGTTTATAAAAATAAATATACCAATGACGCAAAAATTATTATTAAAACTAAATAGTATAAAATATGATAAAACAAAAAATATAGGACCTTGTAGTATATCAAAACAGGATATAATATATAACTATAATAAAATTATAATGATATAATTCTTGGATTATTATCTATATCTTCATTATTGATACAAACATCTTTTTGCTGAAACGATTGTATATTTTCAGCTTCGTCGCACGATATAAAAGGTACATATTTGCTAATATAATCTAATCCATCGTTTTTTTCAATTTCGACTTTTTCTTTTTCTCTTTTTTCTGACAATTTAGGATTCTCTTTCATAATGTTTTTTTTAATTTCATTATATAAATTGATAGATATATCTTCTATTTTTTCTATTACATTTTTTTTCTTATTAGACCAACCATTTGATATTTCTTTGTTATGAGTATATATAGCAATTATACCAAGAGACCATAATAACCCTATTCTTTTTGTTTTATATTTTTTTTTAAATTCGTGATTATATAGAATAAACGCATCATCGAATACTTCGTCTTTATAAAGTACGCTAAAAATACCCCATATGAACCATGATATATCATTATCTGAACTATAAAACTTAGTTTCAAATTTATATTTTTTTCTTAATATATAATCAATTAAAAATCTACTATTGTTAGATATATCAAGTATTTTATCTGAATTATCAATTGATATATCGTCTGTTGATTTAATTGTTCTTATAATAACTGCTATAATTTTTAAAGCCGAAGCATAATTTTCATTGTCAATACTTGGTATAATACAATCAAATCTTTTTATACCATTTGTAGATAATTGCATTTCGCCACAATCAAGAATTGTGCTAATCTTATTTTTCAATGCCTGTATTGTCATATTTACACCTTTAGAACTTGGGTATTTATTATATATATCGCATAATATGCACATTTTTGTGATTAATACGTATATGTCTTTAATTATTAATTTATCGGTTTCTATTATCTTTTTTGTATTACTATATATATCTATCAATTTACTGATATCATATATAGAAATATATGTTCCAATATATGCACATATATCAATATAAACAACCTCTAAACTATCAATTGTATCATTTAAAAATAGCATTTTAGTACTTAATAATATACTATTGTTAATATCACCATTACATATTGATGTAAAAAGTTCATTATTCATAATAACATTTATAATAACATACGATTATATAATAAGTATTATAAACGAATAAACTAACAAAACTATTCAAAAATAGCACTTTTATGTGATATAATAAACTTATGATAATTGTTAATAATTTTATAACATTTTACAATAGTTACCTCTGATACATTACAAGCTTTAGCAAATTTTTTCTTGGTATAACCTAAGTTTTTAACAGAAGCGTAATAATATAATATACCTGCTGCTGAAGATGTTGGAGAATTATCATTCATAATCTCATTTTCTTCAATAAGTTTAACCAATAACTTACATTTATTAATATCATTAATGCACATATCAAGATTATTACCATATTGCGAAATAAAGTCTATAGGATTTGGAGATGAAACATTTATTTGCAATAAGGTTTGAAATCGCGAGTTTCCTTTATTTAATGTTACATGTGATATATTAAACATCGCGGCAATATCCTTCGAACTTTTAGGTATTTTATTGAGCAAACAAGAATGATATATACAAGATGCTATCAAACCTTCTTTATTATCTCCGCGTGATATTTTTTTCTCTGACGCTTTTTTATACAACACTTTTGCGTTATCAATAACCTTTTGTGGAATACCATTGTTGATAGTGTTTGCTGTCATTTTATCAAAAACATTCCATAATGTTCTTTCGTCATAAGGCATACTATTCCACATTTGAAACATTCGAATACGTCGTATATCAATATTGTCCTTGTATCCACACCCTATCATAGAACCAATTGATGACTTTGGCAATAAATTATTCGTAGGCATTCCACATCTTGATGGATCGCCATCGCGATTATCATCATTACCATAAAATCTCCATTCTGCTGTATTTTCAATTAATTTTGTCACGATAGAACTGCATCTTTTGCAAATATGCATATTATCTTCTATAATTAATTCATCGCATCCACAGGAACATATAACATTTTCTCTCTCGACCTCTACGACGCCTTTATTATTTATTATATCAATTTGAGACTTTTCCTCTTTTTTTATTTCGTCGAAAAGAAACCAAATATCTTCTTCGTCCATTATATTGTTTGATAAAATCTTACTTATATAAGAATTATCAATTTTTATATAAGAATGTTATAAAAATTGATAATCATCGTATCGATGAAAATAAATATGAGGATTATCTCATTAATTGTTATTTTATTAACAATAACCACAGAAGCATATATTCATGTATTATCTAAAAATCCATTATACCGTAAAAGTAATAAGATTATATTGAATAGTCAAAAAAAAAATAATTATATTATTTGTAACGAAAAATATATATATAAATCCTATCTTGTTAGTTTAAGAAAGGTAAAAAAAACAATTAAAAATAGTTCTAATAACGATATTATAAAACAATTCAATATAATTATGGATTATATAAATAATGCAAAACAAGAAAATGCTATGATACCAGAGCAAATATTTATAACGGGGAATAATAGTTGTATAGATAACAATGAATTAATTGCAAAAACACTATTGATTTAAAATATAAAGGTTGATATATCTAATGTTAAATATGTAAAAATATCTACACAAAACGATACGCTCGTTGTAGAATTAGATAAAAATAAAGATATATGTAAAGGTAGTGATGTTGTTAAATATGATATTAAAAAATTAGATTCTTTTATAACTGCTTTATCTATTTTGTCGAATGTATTCAATATTCATTAAAGTTTTTCACTTAGATCTCTAACCTCTCGTCGCAAGTCGCGAACCTCTTGTCGTAGAACATTTAGTTCATTTCTAACGTCATATTGGTTATTTCTTGTATCTCTGGGAATATAAGGGAGAGCTTCATCTCGTTGTTTGGTATTAGTTCTTTTTTTAGTTAGCATTTTTCCGCTATGTTCATCGCGTTTTGTTTTAAATTCGGTAAGTTCTTCTACAGAAACATCATATTTTTCAAATAATTCGCTTTCTTGACTACTATCTGTCTCTGTAAGTTTGCAAATATGTTGATAAAGACGAGTTTGGATACTCCTCGATGTTCTTTTAAGTTCTGCAGCGATATCATCGTAAGAGTTTTTGTCAGAACGCATAGCGAGTAGTTTATCTTCCTCTCCACACTCCCAACCAAATCCAGCTCGGGATGTTAGGTCGTTTTTACGTAGTTCTTCGAAATTAGATCTCTTGTTATAACGATTTTGCATTATTAGTATAGTTTAATAAATTGTGCCTGTGAGCTATATGTATATAGCGTCTTATTGTTATATCCATTTATTAATTTTCTATAACTTTATATTTTCTTCTATAAAAGTTGTAGAATAAGCATAACATACTTATATGATAATAGAACTCCAAAATAGCATATTCTTTAGGAACTATATTTTCATATTTGATTACAACACTTGAGTGAACTATACAACTTAAAAATTGAAAAATTTGTATTTGGGTTATATATTTTTTAAAAGGATTTCTATAACAAAGTGATGTTAATAGATAATGACTATACATTATTAAATGTACAACACTATTAATAAAACATCCATACGATACTGTTCCATTTCCGTGACCTTGATGTAATAAAAATCCCCATATTACACCTATGCTACTATGATGATATATATGTAAGAATGATAATTGTTGCTTATTTTTATTACGAAGTATTATAAAAAATGTGTCGCAATAATCAAGATATTTAGAAATATAATGTATATATGTATAATATCTTATTTTGCTTGTGTATATAGTATTAATACCAAAAACATTAGGAAATGATACTATTTCATATAATCCGTATATCATATATGTATTGAGTATAATTTGTGAAAAATTATATACATACATAGATTTTTTTAAAGAATATACTACATTATATTTATTCATATGGTTTATAAACATTTTAATTGTTAAAAAGTATGCTAATGTCATACATGATACAACCGCCGGAGACGTAGTATATTGTATAACGTCATTGTCGAATATCATATTATATTATGTTATATTATCTACGAATTGTATTTATATATTTAAAATAAAATAACATATTATACAATTGTTAATAATGATAATATTACTGGAATAGTAAATTCAAATTATGATATTTTTTTAAAAAAGTTTTATAAAGACTTTCAAGAATATACATATAAAAATCAAGTATTAATAGCAGCATCTGGATTTGCAATAGGTATATCAACAATTGACTTTATAAAAAGTTTAATACATGAT